AAGTTAAATTATTGATTATCAAAGCATTATTTGTAAAAAACGTGTAAAATGTAAAAAACTTTAAAAAAAATGTACATAACTATTGTTTATATCGAAATAGGAACTATCTTTACAGAAATTATTTAAATCAATTTATTATGAAAACGAAAAAAGAAATGAACGAAATCATCTTAAAAGAGTTAAACGACTTATGGAATGAGTACGAGCAGTTTAACGAAGTCTTAGGCGCGGACCACGAAGCTACGCAAAGAGCAGCTACACGTTGGGCGTCAATTAATGAACTAGTAATAAAATTAGGACTATGAAAAATATAAACTTACAAGAATCATTCGGCGACATTTGCGCTGGTGTAGTTATTTTAATCGTTATCAGTTTAGCTGTAATTAGACCTTACGGCGCTGAAAACACGGATGAAGTAAAACAAGAAGTAAAAGTAACAGCTGTAAAGCAAAGCAAAGTCTTAGAAAAATACGGCGAATTAATCACTAAAAACTGGAAATGATGTTTGATATTTTAGAATGTGAACTAGACGTATATACGTTAAATTTATCCTACACTTACAATAACTTAATTTACGACGTTGTCTGCGACTTTGACTGGCTAGACAAAGAATATAACGGATCTATGTTAGACTTTACCTTAAAAGCTATTAAAGGAACGTATTTTAGTGGCGAAGTAGGTAACGACGAAGAAGGTGAAATAGAAATAACGCCAGATTATTCAGAATGGTTACTTGAACAAGTAAAAGAATACAGAAAAAAACATATTTATTTTATGTGCGAAGAAGAAGAAAACGAACTTAGAAAATTAGATTTAAACGTCGAAGACGATAACCCACAAAACTGGCACTACTATGGTATTTAGACTTCAAAGAATGGTTAGGTTCTGGACGGGCAAAACCACACACGAACACGTAAGGGGTTCTTTTAACGAAGACCTATATAAAAGAATTTGTGAAATAAAATATACCCAGACGTTATGACACCACAAGAAAAAGCATTTGAATTAATAGCAAAAATGGAAAAGGATTTCCAATATTTTGCAAGTAGAGAAATAGCAATACAACACGCATTGATTGCAGTTCAAGAATTAATCGAGCAATGCCATAGCTACCGAGAAATAGATTTAGGGATGTCACTTGACTATTGGAATGAAGTAAAAAAAGAAATCGAAAACTATGACAGCTAAAGAAAAAGCAGAATTAATGATGAATTGGTTTAATGAAATTCACATTGATGAAGAAAAAGATATTGCATATAGATTCACACATTTAAGTTTAGGCGAAAAGAAAATGATTTTAAATAAATCAATGGATGAAGTTCTTAAGTCGCACCATAATTTGTATGGAGTAAATAATAAAGCAGTAAAATTTTATTTAGAAGTTAAACAAGAAATCGAAAGCTATGAAATTTAAGTTAGTTTATTACAGCGGGTCGAATGTTATTCACAGCTGGACGTTTGACAATAAAGCGCTTTGCAACTGGAAAAAAAAGGAACTTAGGTCTAGGGGTCTTTGTTTATTAGGAAATTTTAGAATTGAAAAAGTATGAACGACAAAATAATAGAGTTAATACGTGAATTTATAGATCGCGACGAACTAAACAAACCAAACAGAAAACGCCAGTTCATTTATAAAAAGGCGTATTTACAGCATAAGCTAAAAGAATGCGGGCTAACCTTTAAAGCTATAGCAGAAATGTTTAATGTGACGCACGCTAGCGCCATTCATAACATTAAAACGCACTACATTCTAGTACAATACCATAAAAACGAATACGAAGCGTATATTTACGAATATCTAGAGACTTTAGACGGCTATAAAGTAGAACCAAAAACACGGAATCTAATAGAAGATATTAACAATTGCGCGAATTTATACCAGCTGAATAGAGTTAAACGCTGGATTCGTGAAAAAAAATATGAAGTAGATGCAACTTTAATAGAGTAATAAACGTTATATTTGCAATCGGACTTCTCTCACATTATAAGTCCTTAAGGTATTATTGACCCTTGTAATGAAGTAGAAGTGAGAGACTACGGATTTGCGAGGGTTTTTTATTTACTAAAAAATTAACAAAATGGAAAGTAAAAATGATTGGTTTTTTGTCAAAGCCGAAAGAGCAGAATTTAAAGAAAATGGCGATGTGTATATTATTGCCTACTATTCAAATGGATTAGAAGAACGTTATAGACGTTTTGTAACTGGTGTATCTATTCCAACAATTATCGAACATGAGCAAGGAACTACCCTTTTTTAAGTTTAACGCCACCGAGTGGATAACTGGTAATATCAGTTACGAATCTTTTGAGTTGCAAGGCGCATTTATTAGCGTTTGTGCTGAATACTGGAATCGTAATAACCAGATGACAATCGAAGAAGCAAAGCTGCGTTTACGTAATGCTGAAATAGTGGATTTATTAATAGCAAAAAGTTATTTAAAAACTAAAAAAAATAATTTAGTAATTAGATTTTTGGATTTAGAGAAACAAGAAATAACAGCTAAACGTTTGAAACTCAGTGAGTCTGGACGCAAGGGTGGCTTAAGCAAGGCTAAAGCAACGCTTAAGCAAGGCTCTAGCATTATAGATAAAGATAAAGAAGAAGATAATATATTAGTTCGCAAACAAAAGTTTGCTGATAATTTAAAGTCTTTTTTAGAAGATTTTGATAAGGTTCTTTTACGTGAATTTTACGAGTATTGGACTGAACACGGCGAGAAAGACAAAAAGATGCGGTTTGAAAAACAAACTTCGTTTAACATAAAAAGCCGTTTAGAGCGTTGGCGTAATAACCAACTGGAAAGAAATAAACCAAAATTTAATTTACCCACTACAATTATAGACTAATGTATAAAAGACTGACAAGCGTAAATAATGAACTTTTCGACATACGCCAACAAAAAGACGTTCGAGGTAAGTCAATAGGTTGGGACTGGGATTTACTACCATACACAATTAAAGAAGGTTGCACAACTTACATAGGTTCTGCGCCAGCTAGTGGAAAGACAGAGCTATGGTTTGAAATATTAATAAACCTTTCGTGTTTACATAACTGGAATCATGTTATATTTTCGCCAGAAACTGGAAGTAGTGCTGAAATATTCGCCGAACTTTGTTACAAGTACATAGGAAAGCCATATGTACAAGGTCAAAATTCAATGAGTAATTCAGAACAAGTAATAGCTGAAATGTTTATAAACGAACATTTTATAGTTATTGATCCAATAGACGAAGATTTAACAATAACAAAGTTTTACGAATTAGTAGATTCTATAGAGAAAAAAGAGGGAATGAAAATACACACCACTACTATTGACCCATGGAACGAATTAACCGAGGAATTTTTACCTAGTGACTTAGGGCGCGAAGACAAGTATTTAAGTAGAATTTTAGGCGCAGTTAGAAAAAACGCCCGTAAAACTGGACGACATAACTGCGTAATTAACCACGTACGAGACCAACCTATGGTAAATTCTAAAACAATAGCTGGAACTGACATAAGTTATTTTCCTATGCCTAGCGCTAGAGACTTTGCTGGTGGTCAAGTATGGTTTAGAAAAGGATTAAGCGTATTAATTCCGTGGCGACCACCATATGGGTTATTAAGTGCAGACGGGAACGGCGCAGAAAAAAACGAAGTACATTTAAAAGTAGCTAAAAGCAAACCTAAAGGCGTATCTAAAAACGGAGTATATAAACTATATTTGGATTTAGATAAATACCAGTATTATATGTTAGACTATAAAGGTAATAGGGTGTATGCTAATCGTACTAAGCACGTACCAGAACAAAAGAAAATAACAATGACAGAACAAAAGTTGAACGCCTTAAAAAACACGAAATGGACATAGGACTAAAATTATTACTAGCTAAGGGTAAAATTCTGTCAATGAAATGGCGCATTAAATTAACCCGCGAAGAACTAGAAGAAAAACGACCAAACGCGAAAGCATTTATAGAAGGCGCTAACGACGTAGAAGAAGACCTAGACGAAGTTTATAACGTAATAGATGACTTAGAACTAGAACTAAGGCTACAAGGTCGCGAAATTAACCGCTGTCTAGAAATAAACGGACAGCTGAAACAAAGAATAGAAGAACTTGAACACGAACTTAAATTTAAAAATGTAGGCTTATGATTGAAAGAGAATTAGCTAAAAAACTAATACGAAATAGAAAAATTATAGACTTTGTTATGTATTACATTCATTTTCCTATGCTTATATTTTATTTTATTTTCACTATTATTTACATTTTAATTAATGAACTATGACTAAAGAACACAAACTAGTAACCCTTTCGGCTGTACTACCAGTTTTAGCCGACTTTATAGACGATTTAAACGACCAGTTCGTTTTTAAACAAGACTTGAAACGCAAAGCTAACATACTAGCAGACGAAATAAGACGCGTAGATAACCGAGTTTTACAAGTACACGGCGAAAACCGCGAAGAAATCTTTAAACAGCAAGTAGAACTGCAGCTAGAGTTTAGAAAATGGATAACGGACACAATAAATTTAGACGATGAGGTGCAAAAATTGTAAGAATAAGTTCGAACCTATCCGCTTTAATCATAAATTTTGTTTAAAAGACGAATGCATTAAAGCCTTTGTCGAAGAAGTCAAGACAAACCAATGGAAAACAACTAAAAAACGAATGAAAGAAGACCTAAAAACATTACAAGACTGGTTAAAAGAAACGCAAACGATTTTCAATAAGTACATAAGACTACGCGACATGGGTCTAGTCTGCATTTCATGCCAACAAAAAATAAACGGAGTTAAACACGCTTCGCATTATTTAAGTTCTGGTGGACATTCGGCGGTTCGATTCCATGAAGACAATGTCTGGGTATCATGTTACAAGTGTAACGTTATGCTTTCTGGAAATCAAATTGAATACCGCAAAAGTTTGATTAAAAAAATAGGAGTTAAACGCGTGGAATGGCTAGAAGAACACGGAAACCATGTAAAGAAATGGACTATAGAAGAATTAAAGGAATTAATAAAAGAATACG